TATAGTATTCGGCACCCACCCAGAGAATGGCAAATTCTTTGTAGGTTCAAAATCGGTATTCAATAAGAATCCTAAGCTAAACTACACACCAGAAGATATACAAAAGAATCACGGACATGCTCCTGGTCTTGTATCAAAGTTGACAGCAGCACTTGATCATTTGCCGAAAGTACATGACGGTAAAGGTGTCTATCAAGCAGACATCATGCATGCTGGCGATGTTAAGCACGAAGGACATCGTGTATCATATAAGACAAACACTATCACATATCATCACCCTGCTGATTCGGAACACGCACAGAAGGCAGTGAACTCCAAGATAGGTGTAGCTGTTCATACGGCATACGAAGGCAATAAGTTTGAGGACATGAAAGTCAAACAGGGACATGTACCTGAACTAAAAGAACATGCCGATGTTCATCAGCTACCCATACATCACGACCTATCAAAAGTAAACTACACTCAGGCAGATCAGTCAGAATACAAAAAGCATTTGGATGCAGCAGTAGAAACATTTAAGAAAACACCAAAAGAAGCTCATGGTGCAGTATCAAAACATGTTGAACCACTAAAAACTTACATGAACTCCACCGTTAGAGATGGGTCACAGCCCACCCATGATGCGTTTGCAAAACATTATTCTACTGCAATGCTAAAGAAAGTTGCAGGTGTCAAAACAGATGCAGCTAAAGCTAGACATACCAAGACACATGACGATACAATGAACCATGTTAAAAAGAACAAAGAACACATTGAGAGTGTCATCGGAATGCAGCAACACCTACAGAAAGCTAAAGGTGTGCTGACAGATGCTCTTAACTCACATAATACAATCGGGCACGAAATAGCAGGAGCTCCTGCGAACCCTGAAGGATATGTTGTACATCACAATGGCAAACCTTCTAAACTTGTACACAGACACGAATTCAGTGCCGCAAACTTTGCGAGGGCAGGTGACTAATGGCTGATAAGCATATGGTATTCAGTTTCGGCAGGTTCAATCCACCTACTGCTGGTCATAGTAAAGTAGTAGACCACGTTATGAAGACTGCTGACAAACTCGGTGCAGATCACAAGGTGATTGTTAGTCACTCACAAGACAAGCACAAGAATCCTTTATCAGGTCAGCACAAAGTTGATTATGTAAAGCACATACACCCAAACGCAAATGTAGAAGCATCGTCCAAAGAGCATCCTCACTTCATGGCTCACTTAGCTAAGATGCACAAAGAAGGATACACACACGCTACGATGGTTGCAGGGTCTGACAGAGTAGAAGAGTTTCAAAAACTCGCTGATAAATACAATGGTCCGAAAGGAGAATACAACTTTAAACATCTCAAAGTAGTATCAGCAGGACACAGAGATCCAGACGCAGAAGGCACAACAGGTGTTAGTGGTACAAAGATGCGGGCGCATGCATCTAACAACGATTATAAATCATTTAAGACAGGGTTGCACCCAGACGCTTCTGATGAACACAGTAAGAAGCTATTCAACGCAACACGAAGCGGTATGGGGTTACAAGAAGGCGAGACTAGATTATCTTTTGGAGCATTTTTAAATGAACAGAGAAGCAGTATTTAATCAACTAAAAATTGACGAAGGGGTCAAGTATGAAATCTATCCTGACCATCTCGGCTATCCAACCTTTGGGGTCGGGCACCTTATCAAAGAAACTGACGAGGAATTCGGACAACCGGCTGGAACTAGAATTAGTGACGACCGAGTCCGGGAATGTTTTGAAAGAGACCTTGATACTGCCATTGGAGAGTGTGACCATCTATACGGAGCGAGGGAGTTTAGAGAGTTTTTACCCGAAGTCCAGCAGATCCTGGTTAACATGATGTTCAACATGGGACGTCCTCGTCTATCTGGTTTCAAGAAAATGAACGCAGCTATTTTAGCAGGCAATTGGGAAGAAGCAGCAAAAGAAGGCAGAGACAGCCGTTGGTACAATCAAGTAACTAACCGTGCTGAAAGATTAATGGGAAAATTGGAGCAAGTATAATGTTATCAAACGAGTTTCACGCACACGCATGTATTGCAAGACTAGCATACAAAGACTTAGACAAAGAAGTACGCAAAGAATGGAAAGCACTAGGATTCACTAGTGTTAAGTTTTTTGACATCGAAGGCGCACAAGCATATGTTCTCGGCAACAAAGAACGCATCACTGTAGCATTTCGTGGCACTGAACCTACCGAGAAGAGCGATGTCTTTGCTGACTTAGAAGCTACTCACGAAAGAGGCTTTCACGAAGGTTTCTATGAAGAGTACGAAAAGCTAGAACTCAAAGTGCATGGTGAAGTATCGAAACTCATGGGACGCAAGAAGCGTCCAGTGTTTGTAACAGGTCATAGTTTAGGAGCAGCGATTGCTTCTATCTTCTGTTTTCACTATCCAACAGCAGAAGCACTCTACACATACGGTTGTCCACGAAACGCAACTCCTTCTAAGGGTAAAGAACTTAAAGTTCCTCACTATCGCTGCGTGAATAACAATGACATCGTTCCTTCTATGCCTCCTGCTCTACTTTGGTACAAGCATCACGGCGAACTATGTTACATCAACTTCTATGGCAATGTCCGTAAGATGACATGGCGGCAGAGATTCAAAGACGGCTGGCGTGGTCGTAGAGCAGCTTGGAAGAACGGCACAGTATTTGACGGCGTTCGTGACCACAGCATGGATGAGTATTGTAGATATCTAGCGGACAATGACTAATGTGGATTCTATTAGTACGAGCAGCAATAACTGGTGTATTTGGTTCTGCCTTCGGTAAGTGGTTTCTTTCTACAAGAATGGGTCGTTGGTTTCAAACGAAGCTAGATAACTTCATGGAATATCTTGCAAAGAAGTATGATATAAACATAGCAAAGAAGGAGATAGCTTGGGTACAAGCATACCCAAATCTTGCTAATAGAATCGAAAAATTAGAAAACTGGACGCATCCCCCAATAGCACCTGGTGGCGCTGAAGAACTTATGGCAGAGATTGCCGAATTAAAAAAAGAAATAGAATCTTTAAAACCTAATCAATAGGAACCCTAAATGAACTGGATCAAAGACAGACTAAAAGAAAGAACTACACTAGATGGAGTTTCTCTTATTGTTATCTGTGGTAGTGTTATATTTTTAGGCGGCATAGTAACCACAGTAGCGTGGGCAGGGCTTGCTTACGGTCTCTTTACTACAATCAAGGGCGAGTCCGGCAAAGTGGCACGTAGGCGTCGGAACAGTATATGGGAATGAAGTTAGCATTAATAATGTTTTTGCTGATGATAGGTATGGGATTCGCCGGTCGTTGGTATTACAATGATACACAAACAAGAATGATTCAGCTAAGAGAGAATGCTGTCAGACTTGAACTTGCTGCAAAAACTAGCCAAGAGACTATTGGCAGACTACAAGAAGATGCAGCACAGTTTGAAGAGGCGAATACAAAACTTCGTGCGGAACTAAGCCAAGCGGAAGAGTATTCAGACGACCTCGCAAGTAAATTGAGAAGACACAATTTAACCGTTCTGACTTTACAAAAGCCAGGACTTATAGAGACACGGGTAAACAATGCAACAGCGAAACTTTTCGATGAGCTTGAAACTATTACGGGCAAGCCTGTTCCTGCTACTGCTGAGTAATCTAACAGCCTGTTCGCTGTTTAGTAAACCAGAGAAAGTAGTAGTAACACAGGTAGAGTATGTAGAAAGGACTATTCCTCTACAGCCTCGACCTACGCCCGTATCCTTATATGATTTAGATTTTTATGCCGTAACTGAAGAAAACATAGATGAGTTTTTGGAAAGATTCGAAAAAGAAAACGGTGACATAGTATTTTTTGCTCTCAGTATACCGGACTACGAAAATATCGCACTAAATATGGGTGAGTTGAGAAGATTTATAGAACAACAAAAATCTATCATATTGTATTACGAAGAAAATGCAAACAGAAAAGAAGAAGATATCGATGAAGAACTTTAAAGAATTCACAGAAGAGAAGCAAAAAGGCGTTGAAGGCGAATCAAGCGAGCCTAGAGAAGCAAGCGGCTGGTCGGAATCTTTGGATGATAGAAGGGCAAGGATGAAGGCCGACAAAACTGTCGATGAATGTGTGCCTATAGAAGATGTAGTTAGTGTTCAGCCTATGAGCGGTCCTACTGGTGCTATGTTTGCAATGAAGATTGCAAAAACCGATGTCAACGAAGGTTTGTCTGCGGCGGAACGACTACACAATAGATTGAAAAGCAAACACGGTATTGATCTTGATGCAAAAAGAAAGTTTTATCAAGACAACCTAGCTAAAGTTAAAGCCAGACAAACAGCGAGCGCTGAAAACCCCAGTGATGTCAAGAAAGAAGTTGATGAAGGAATTGTCGATACAGTTCTACAATCTAAACCTTTAAATCGCAAAAATTATTCAGCCGCTGCTAAAATGCTTGCAAAACGAATTAAAGCAGACCCAAAAACGGATAAAGGTTCTCACGCCTTCGATGTAGCTAATATTCATAGGAACGTGAATAGTAGAAAGCTAGAAACCATGGTGGCCGGTGATTGGATCCAAGGCGATCCTATCTTAGAAAAACTTGGTGCAAATAAAAATAGCATCGGCGATTATATGAACGATTTTAGCAAGTCTGATGCACC